TGCCATCTATATTATATTTCCTGCTTGGCTGAAGACGTTATAAGCCTCTATTTCTGTCGCTGATATTTTCTGTGTCTCGCTCATCGATCCCCAGTTAGTGGTGTCAAGATTTACGATGATGAGATACTTGAATATGGGGATATAGTCTACCGGATTGGTTAACACAATCCGGGCAAACTGTCGTTTACGGGAATCTAAATCTGAAGCAATTGTTCGTGCGGCCATTATCATTCCTATGACTACAGCGGGTTCGTAATCATCATCCTCCAGTACTGCTTTCTTGGTTGCCATGTTAGAACTCTATTCTTGAAGCTCTGAGTGTGTAAATGTCATTGGCCATAGTATCGTAGTTATTTCCCGTTACCAGGAAATCAACCGTGGCATCCAGGTTCTCTGGTGTTATCTCTGCATCGACCCCATCCCACACCACTGCCCCTTTGAGTGTAGCAGTCATCTGCGCGATCCACTCTCCGTAATCCTGGGAGTTAGGATGGTGAGCAACACCCGCCGCGATAATTCTTTTCTTTGCCCAAGTCTCATCACCATTCGCAGTGCCACGGAGGAAAGTTGCGATGTCTTTAACCCATTGTTTTGAAATATCCTTATGCCGCTGATGGGTTTCCAGTGCTGTCATTTGTTCGGGAGTGATTGATGTTGCCATTTTATATTTTTTTAAGTGTAGTAAAGTGAATGCATTGTGCCAAATCCGTTACCCAGCGCATTAGTGGTCACCGTTAAGTTACCTGTGGCAGAGGGAACGCGCTGGTTTAAAATAAAATACATACCATTCTTATTGTTCGGCCCAGTGTTCCTGAAGTTAGCTGTCCCAATTTGCACCCATGACAGGGGACTATGCGCATTATATGTACCCGTTGTGGTATTCGTTATTAATCTTGCGATAGTGATATTATTATTCATAGTGTTTGTTACCCCGGTTACCACATGTGTTACAGATGCGCCTCCTGTAGTGTTAAATGTCGGGCCTTGATCTACAGTCCATACCGCGTTAACCTTTGGAGGTCTGATGATAAACATCTGCGTAGACTTCATTACCGCTGAACCTGAGATTGCAAATGTTGGGTCTGCTGACCAGGTCCCGTTAAACGTACACCAGCTTGTCCATATCTCCGGAATACCACCATTACGCTCCTTAGTGGTGGTCCACGTCTGACCACCCGCTGTTATTGTCAACGTTCTGCTATTACTATCACCTACATAGTTTGACACATGAACTAAATCCCCTTGTCTCATGCCGATGCTTCCTATAGAGACATAGGGAGTCATTGGGGAAGAAGTATTAGAGGTATTATCAGCAGGAACCGTTCCATAAGTGTATAAATACGGTAGCGGAAATGGTCCGCCTAATAGGTTATGGTGACGTAGTAAACTCATGCTCTAAAAGGTCCGTCATATTGTAAATTGAATGTAGGTCCTGCTGATACTCTCTTAAAAGAAAGCTCATGCGTATCAGCCGTTCCAACACTTGATACCTGTAAAATTTTTGTCGATTGATACCACCCATCTCCAGCACTCACCTCTGTATACCGCGACATTCTGGTAGTACTTGGTGTTGTAATCCCTATGCCAGAACCTGTTATTGGAATTACAACGTTTAATATTTCTAAGTTAGAATCGTTACTGAGTGCAATGGTAATTGCCCCTGTCACTGTTGTATTATAAAATACCGTCACCTCTTGTGAACTCAAACAATCTATCGTGCTTGAACCTGTCGCTGAGTTGGAGAACGACTTCAGCGTGATACTCCGCTTGTCTTCAACGCTTTTGGCAGTGGCTGGCTTGGTGTCGTTCGTACCCGTGACCATCTCTGCCTGCGTAGCTGCAGCCACGGACTCGAGATCTTTGTTGGAATCTACCCGTAGAAACTGAGAAGCTGTTGTTGAATTAAATCTTGGTGCAGCGGTGAAAGTCATCTTCGCTACCCAGGTCACCGCTGTGCTGAACAGTTGAATGAGCATGTCGAGCAGTCCTAACTCTGAAGGCGCTCTGGCATCATCCTGTCCTGAAGAAGATCCCAGTCCCGCCTGAGTGGCGACTGCCTGTGCCTGTGCTTGTGTAGAGCGTTGTACTGTTCCTGCTGTTGTCGTGTTCCACGCTGCCACACTTGCCAGGTTAGCTATCTGCGAAGCGGTCATCTTCTTAGCCGTGCCTCCCTGACTCACAGCAACTAACTCAGCTCCTGTAGGAGTAGAGGCATCTGATCTAGTTTCAACGTAGTCGCTATATTCCATTATTCAAAAGTTGAATCAAATGTCTCGTCAAATATCTTACCCTGTACATCGGGTGATCCTTCAATACATAGTAGTCCCTGTACAAATTCCACCGACAGGTTAATCACGTATAAATTCCAATCGAAACGGTGTTGTTCGTACACCGTGTTGCCCAGTTCAGTACGATAGATCTCTTCGTGATCGGGATCAATGGAGTAATCAGAATTCAGGAACACAAAGTCGAACCCTGGCACGACCACGTTCTCGGGTAGTCCATTAACAAGCTCTAGAATAAAATTCTCTCCCACACCGACTTTAGTAGCCACCACAATACGCAAGGGTAAATGCATTCGTTTCCCTGCTCTCAATCCCCAGCTGTCTTCCTCTGAATCAACGGATGTCAGCGGTTCTGGCCATCGGATCCAGTGCATATAATCGTAGCGGTCATCCAGCGATACCTGGTCACGCTGCCCTGTACCGTTGATGGTAACTGGTATGGGCTGTTGAGAAGTATTGCCTGTCTTACCTTTCGATCCACGATAGGCAAGCTCGACAAACCCCCAATTCTTGAAGTGCATGTCAGCGGATACGTCACCGAAGTAGTCTAGCACCCAGTCCTCCATCGAAAGCGATATGGTGTCTATGATCCCAGGCATTACTTATTAAGTTCGAACATTAACACGTTCATCAACAGATCAATTTCTGATTGGCTATGATGGAATATTTCCTTCTTGTACTTATCCTGCAGCCAGATGGACTTGTCGTAGTTGTGGGAATTGTTATAGCCTAAACCGTAATCCTGTCCATTGACTATCAAACCATAATCGGCCATCATCTGGCCGAAATTCTGTAGGTTCACGTACCCAGGATTCTTACCGATCGCGGTCTTGTACTCAGCGTATCCTCCGGCGAAATGTCGCTTACCCGTATTACGGGCTTGCTTGCGTGGAGGGATATCAATAGGCTCCGTGCTATAGGTTCCAATGACAGCACCGCCAGCGTCAAGTCCCTGGTCGAAGATTCGTTTCTTGTGTACAGCCAATACCGTATTGATTGCAACACGTTTAGCCCTGTCGGACTTAAGTGCTGCACTTAACTTGACAGATATATTGCGGATTTCATCCACATCCGCAACGTTTGCCTTTCTTCTTTGCCATTATGGTAATTCTGCTCTTGCTGTTACTATACCCTTACACGTAAAGCAGTATGGATCTTCACCCATACCTTGATTCCGCACTGAACGAGTTAAGTTCTTCTCGTACTCCGTGTTGAAGTAGAGCTGTAACTCATCCTTGCGTTCGATCGTCATGGTCATGTACTTATTGATACGGTTACCGAACATGCGCTCGTATAGGAGTTCAAGACCTACACGATAGAATATCGCTTGCTTGAACAGGTTGATGTTCTCACAGGCGAACTTCTCCACCGAACAGAACACATTGTACTTTACATTAAGTCCACCTCCGTTGTACTCGGTGATGCGACCCGTGTACCCTCCACAATCGAAGGCACAGGTATCACAGGAATAGTCACTATACGTAGTGTTATAGTAGCGCTTGATCTCGGTTTGACGGAGCGAATAGGTGTCAGAGTCGTATACTACAAGAATTTTGTCAGTCTCAAAATCAGTATCGATGAAGATCGTATTAAGTCCGGCAGTCACCTCATGGAACTCTGAGTACAGTTCATCACCATCTGCATCCTGATCGAAGATCTTGATCTCAATACCTGGAGATGCATAGTCAAGAGCGCTCCATAAATTAATCGATACCACATGCATCTTTGCATAGCGTGGTAATTGAAATTCTATAGTAACTCCGGCTAATCCTCCAGCATTGACATCCGTTAAGAACTGAGATGTTTCCCGTGAAACTAATTTGGAATCAACGAAGAATTTTTCTTGCAGTTGATGCGTGAGATCGGATACGAAGCCTTGCCAGGCTTTGTCATAGATCATCTCCCAGAACTCAAGATAATCCGCTTGGTCCTCTTTTGTCAGGAGATCCAGCATCGACAGTTCGACCCCCGGGAGATCAACAGCATATAAGCCTGATCTCGAGGGGATACTTCTGTCAATTGTTATATAATCACTATAGCAACTCAAGCGGTTGTGGCTGTGTAGCCAAACACACCAAGCATACCATCGAGATCGTCATTGCAATCAGGAGACACATCAGGAGATGAATCTTCACCAGCAGCAGCAAACGAATCGGGCTGATACACATTGAACATTCCCCAGGTGAGCGAATACATTGACTTCCACTGCTTATCGCACTTGTCAAAATAGAAGTCAAGGTTCCAGTCAAACGGATAGCCCATTGGATCTCTGATGACGGTATGAACCTGTGCTTCATCATTGATCATAATGTTACGGTTCTCATTGAAGGTCAACAGGTGAAGTATCCTGTACGCAGCCATGATGAACTTGTTAGATCCAAGTACCGAGTTAGCGGCCTGGTCTAAGTAGAACCGTGCATCGCCTTCAATGTTCTCTTCTCCGTAAGGAGTGGTAGCATTACAGCAGGACCAGTCATGCAGTTTATAGAACTGCTGAACAATACCCTGACCGATGATAGCAGGAGTACCATTAAGCTGGTTGTTCTCGTAGTCCAGGACAACCTCAGCGAAGTTACCTGGCAGCGGTACTTTCTGGGAAGACGAAGTAACTGTCAATTGGATTGACTTATACGCTCCTGCAGCTGTGGTAGTACCATCAAACTCATAGTTGACACCGATCTGGTTATCCATCTCAGCGAGAATAAGCTCATCGAGTTTCTGATGGGCAGCGATGATGTCGTGAACACCACGATCACGCATGAATGCGCCAGTGTCTTTGCACAGCGCTACCATGTCATCGTTATTGTATGCACGTACAGGCGTCTTAATACACCCTGAGATCTCGATAAGGGCTTGCTTACGAAGCGGAGAAGCGCCTTCATCGCAGACATTCTGCGCACAGTTGGTGGAGATCTGACAGGGTTTGGTACGCTGATCATAGAGCAGTTTCAGCGTGGCGATCTTCTTACCTTGATCGTAAGAGATTAATGATGCATCTACTCCACCGTTCTCGGGGGAAGTAATGAAATCCAAAGCGCCAGTCTTGCGCTTGAGATTATAGGCGTAGTTCTCGCCAGCCATAGTTTCGGCTTCCTTACGAATGTTCTCGCAAGCGCCAACTATGTCTAAGTTGAATGGCATGTGTTAGGAGTGTTACTCCACCGTTGTACGGGATCCGGCGCGATGGCCTTCTTTGCGTTCAGGTGGACGATGATTACTTTCCTGGGTTGGAGCTGCGGCTTGTCCTGATTGTTTCAGGAAGGGCTTAAACTTTTCTTCCAGCAATGAAGTAATAGTAACTGGGGAGTTACCGTTGAACTTCGGTTTTCCAGACTCGCGATCGTAGACCTGAATCTCATTTTTATCTCCAAGTCTCAAGTCATTGTCTGACTTAATTTTGGACAGGAACACTTGCGTAAAATCCTCGCGGTTCTTTTCGTAAGCTTCTGCTAAAGTAAACTTATTTCCCATGCTTTGCAACTGAGTATCTATCTTGTAGTCATTGAGATACTTCTCTGATTCTAGTTTCTGTTGCTCCAGTTGGGTATTGTATGCTTTCTCTGCTTCGGTAAACTTGCCGGTTAACTCTTGTATGTTACGCTCGTAATCGGCTAACTTCTTCTTGGTAGCTTCATCATCCACTGGTGCAGCCTTAACTTTCTCCAGTATCTTCGGTAATGATTGAGAAATCTTTCCCAGTTGTTTGAAGGTATCTGGTACTCTCTTATCTGGTCCAAGATCCTTTACCATCCAGCGAATATCATTGGCCAGTCCTTTGTCGAGCGATTCAATGAAGGTGGTAATACGATCAATCTCTTTATCGACAGGCACTAGTGCCTTGCCCCAGATGTCCATGCTGACCTGGCGATCGGACATCGCTCGTTCGCGAGTAAGGAAGTTATCTTCAATCGCTTTCACCACTGCATCGGGTACGTCACTGTCCTGCAGCGATTCAATAAATGCATCAAAGTCGGGGGAATCTATTTTTCCCTGTTCTTTCAATTTGGAATAGAAATCTTTGGTCTTCATTTTTTAAATGTTTTTACGGATTTGACTTTAGTAGCGGATGGCCTAGGTGGGATAGCAGCAATCTGCTTATCAACCTCATCGAGTATATCAGGATTCAATCCAAAACCCTCTGGTACTCTAAGCGAATCGAGTTCTGCCTTATTCTTCTTAGCTCTCTCCATCGCCTCTGCATTCATGCGCTCAAGATCTTCACGGGTGAGCTTGGCCTTAGCCGCCGCAGGAGCGACAGCCCTTGCTAGACTTTTTTTTACATGGGGAGTGGGAGCAGCTACTTCGACAGGATTACCATCCTCGTCTATGTAACCTAACAAATCATAGCGGTGTGGGATTAATTGATACGCCTTGGCCATCACGGTTTTAAGCACCCCAGTCCTGCGATCCTTTACTTTAGCATACATAATGAATTGATTTTGTGATAAATATAGTAAATTACATTTGTAGTAGGAGTGAGTGTTGCCCCGAGTGGTAAACTACTAAGAACATGGAAGGTCGGTTATTCTCACAATAGCTGGCCTTTTTAATTATCTTTACTTCTTCATAAATTCTAAAATTCTCTGGTAGACAGGGAATCTGGTAGGCGATCGGATTCCCTTTCTTATTGTCTATCCTTAACCTCCTTGGGTACTATCAATTCGGACACAGGAATAATCTGATGCCCACAATTCCACCCTCCCGCAAAATGAAATATGGAACTCTCCGTTGTACCTTGTTTCTTCCCTTTCCATTCAAGTCCAGCCCATGATTCAATTTCTTTCTTGGAATAGTATTGATCGAATCGTTCTACACAGAATGGCCTGGAGGTATCCATCAACGATCCTGAATAGTAGTAATACGTCAACCCCAGATCAGCGCTTACGGCCTGCTGATACGTTCTGGAATATGTGAACAGCGTGTCTTTGACGAACGTCCTGGTGTACTGCATAGCCTTGGATTCCACTTCAGAGGATCCCCTCACATAGGTACGTACCTGATCAATGAAGCCTGAGTAAGATCCTCCGGCATTGATGTTCTGATTTAAGATTTGATTAAGCGGCTGGATCACCTGAGACTGTAATCCGTCCTGCATCACGTACTGATTAACCGTAGTAATGAGTTCCTTCTGGATAGACTTCAGATATACTTTCTTCGGCGCAAAACCCGATTCAAGCGAGGTGAAGTATGCAATATTCGCCGCATCGATTTTGGGAACAATCGCCACGTAATTGCTAACAGCAAGCGAATAGGTAGGGGAGGTGTATGCCGTATCGATAGCATTATAAGCCTCGGTTAAGATACGCCGGTTGGCAGTGGTTTGCTGGATATAACCATTAGTGAGATCAAGGTCTTTCAGGATGAGCGCAAGCTCATCGTAAAGGACATTCTGAAAGCGTTGTAAGGTCTTGGCATACCTGGCATCAGCGTCAAGTATCAGTGTCTCGATCAGTAGAGCT